TGGTATGATGACAGAAGACCGCAATGGTCTTCCCGCCAGGCGTGGGCGGTTAGCTCAGTTGGTTAGAGCGCCTGCCTTACAAGCAGGAAGTCGGGTGTTCGAGTCACCCACTGCCCACCATATGCAGGTTGTTTCCTGATTCTTCAGGAGATAACCAATGACGCGCATTACACCCTCCGTTGGGAACACTGCTCAAAACTATTCCACGAATTGGAGCCCATCCTACAGCCAAAAGCTGATTTGGAGGCTGAAAAAATTCGCGGGAAGGGTAGCTGAAGTAACTTTCGGCTGTCACCACCGTAACCTCACACTCCCCTATAACGATCACCAAACCTGCCTAGATTGCGGCGCCACGCGCCTCTACATTTTCAATCCTGAGCCTCGCTTGGCCGGCATATCCACCGCCAAAATCTTCATCGGCCGCTGGAAAAAGTCCTCGCCAGATGCCTGCCAACAGGTTTCCAAGGCAATCATCAGCGAGGCGATCTCTACTGCCCCCTGCAAGCCCCCAGCTCGCAAGCGCTGCCGTGATTGCGGAGAAGAGCTGGACGCCTTTGGCGTCTGCCCGCAAGTTGACCCCCGCGATATTCTCCGCTCGAACAGCCCGATCTTTTGCGACAAGGCGGCGCGCGCATGAGACTCGCACAGAGGCGCGCCGCCCTGGGCGCGAACCCACTTCAGAGTAGCCTTCTCAATCCGCATGAGACCCCGCAATTCTTCGGCGATACTTTCTCGCCGGCACAGGATGGCGAACGCCTCACCACTCAACAGCATCAAGTCGAGGCCGTGATGGCTGACGGATATTGGCGGACGCTCGCCAACATCTGCTCGGAGCTGCGCCGCCGCAATCCCAGCAACAAGCACGGCGAGGCTTCCATCAGCGCACGGCTGCGCGATATGCGCCGCCGCGGATGGAAGGTTGAGCGCCAACGCACTCGCCCAGGCAGCGGACTCTTTCAATATCGCGCGGTAAAAGTGGAAATCGAGGTGGCCGCGTGACGGAACACGGAATCCATGTTAACGAAAACGGCGTCATGCTTCGGCCTACCAGGAGCGATGAAATTGTTCGCAGACGTGCGGCGGAACTGGCGCTTCCGGAAGTTAAGCGTTGGCAATCTGATCTTGGTCCCGATTCTGAAGTTATCGAAGATCTGATGCGTTGCATCGGCGGCGCAGATGGTTACGAGATCGCCAAGGACCTTGAGGATCTCGGATGGTGCAGTAACGCATATCTCGTCGATATCCTGGATGAGAATTTCATCGGATATGCCGAAGATGAGCTGGTAAAGCAGTGGGTGAAGTGTCTTGGAATCAAACTGGAGATTCCCGTCGGAACGCCGGTGAGTATCAACTTCTGCAAAAAGGCTGGCGTGGTTACCAATCACTACCCGGAAACCGCAAAATATGGAGTTCGGACGCCGGAACAATCTGAAACCTCATGCTGGATTTTGTTGCCCGAAGAAGTCTCTACGGCAAACCGCGCGGTAAAAGTGGAAAGCGAGGTGACGGCGTGAACCTCACCCTTCTAAATGAACGCCTCGATCAGATCCAAAGCGAAATCATCCGTTTCCAACGAGGCCGCGCAAAGCAGCTTTTAGAGGAGATAGAAGAAATCCGTCTCCGTGTGGCTGCGTTCATCGGCTCGCCGGCCGTTCAAGAGTTAGCGCCAGCATGTATCCAGAACCTTGCCACGCTCGAAAGGGCGGCGATCCTCCATGCCGTGTGCATCTGCCAGGACAAACACAAGGCCGCGGAAGCTCTGGGAATCGGCGTCACGACTCTCTACCGCAAGCTGTCGGAATACGCGGAAAAGGTAAACGAGTAATGGCAAACGGCAGGCAGTGGGACCTCACGAGCACGCGCAGCCTGGAGAGCGCATGTGAGTGGATCAGGAAAGGCAGCGGGGCGCTCTTCGTGGTGGCCGTGCGCTCCGGAGCAAAGCCGGATGACGATGGACGGTTTATCTATGACTCCGCCATCGCTGCCGATCCTGAGATGCCCATCAAAGATGTTCTTTCGCGGCTGGAGATCGAGGTTCAATCTCTAACCCTTGAACTGATGAGACAACGCGAGGCCGAGGGGAAACGCAATGATCGTCTATCTGCTGCGAAACAAACTCAACGATAAGTGCTATGTCGGAAAAACGACGCGCACGCTCAAGGGCCGATGGCGGCAACACAAAACCGAGGCACGTATCGGACGATACGATTGGCCTCTCTATCGAGATATTCGCGCGTACGGAGCAGAGGCGTTTTCGGTTGAATTACTAGGCAAAGCAGACTGCCAGCGTCGGCTCAATCAGATGGAGCGCAAGTTTATTCGCCAATTCAACGCAGTTGCGGATGGCTACAACCAAGCGTGTGCATCCTTTGGTGGACGGATTCGCAAAGTGCGCAATGTCTCCCGTTCACCGCTCTCTGCCGAACATCAGGCCAAGATCGCCGCATCTGTGCGCCGTGCGCATGCGGAAGAAAAGGAAAAAATATCATGCTGATAATTTCCGAATCGATTCAAGTCGAGCGCACAGAAAAAAACTTCATTACGACTTACACCGGCGCGAAGTTCTGGCCTCTCAATCCGCGCGGCGACGAGATTGTCATCGATGACATTGCGCACGCGCTTTCGCTTATTTGCCGCTTCACCGGGCACACATACTGCGTTTACAGCGTGGCAGAGCATAGCCTGCGCGTGAGCAAGCTGGCGCAGTACCTGATTCTCAAATACGCCGATGCGCGCGGCTATTCTCGCGGCCGGGAAGTGGTCCAACTTGCCCGCGAGGTGGCTCTCTGGGGGCTGCTCCACGATGCCTCCGAGGCTTATCTCTGCGATGTTCCCAGCCCCATCAAACACGCGTCAATCCTGGGACAGCTCTACAGAGGATTTGAGAGCGGACTCATGGACGTGATCGCGGATCGCTTTGAACTGATGCCGACCGAGCCTTCCGTAGTCAAAGTGGCGGACCGCATCCTACTGGCAACGGAAATGCGCGATCTGATGACCAACTGCACCCCGCCGGCGGGCATCACCCCATTGTCCGAGACGATCTTCCCGATGGACGGGCAACGCGCCGAGGCGGAGTTTCTGAGCCGCTTCCAGGCGCTCACCCTGGCCCGCAAAGCGGATCGCATGGCAACCGCAAGTGCATATGCGGAAGAGTACGCGGCCTTCTCGCGCGCAGAGGCAGCAAGGAACGGAGGCAACGAGTGATAGATCACTGGAAACTTGCCATGTGGATTGCCGGTATGCTTCTTTTCGGCCCATCGATGATTGTAGGCTTTCTGCTCATGATCGCCGCCTTCAAGGATTGGAAACAGGGCCGCGAACTCACCCAGCTTGAAAAGCTCTTCTCTCTTGAGGATTGCCGTGAAGCGGAAATCCTACTGCCATCACCTCTCAACTATCAACCCTCGCTCAAAACGAGAAAGGAATAGCAATGAAAGCTACCCTCGACAAACCAAAGGAGAAAGCCTCCGCGCCGTCAAAGTCAGTCATCACCCTGGGCCACTTGAAGAACGCGCTCAAGGTGGTAGGCGCGGCCATTCAGAGCCGCACTACGATTCCCATCCTGCAATGTGTCCGCATTGAGCAGTTGACAACCGGACTCGCGATTGAAGCCACGAACCTTGACCTTTATATCCGCGCTTTGGTTCCCGAATCCGGAGGACCGAAGAGTCCGCTGCTCATTCCGGCGGACAAGTTCTCCGGATGGACAAAGCTCCTCGAAGGCGACGATGTGAAGATCAGCGCCACGGACAGCCGCTCCACAATGCAATGCGGCCGGGCGCGCGCCGTGCTGCCACTGATGGCCCCTGAGAGCTGGCCAGACAATAGCATCTACGGACTGGAAGGCGAGAGCGTCGCGCTGAAGCAGAATGACCTGGCCCGCGCCCTCCGCTTCGCCATGATCGCCGTGAGTAATGAGGCCTCGCGCTTCACGCTCAACGGAATCCTCTTGGAAGGCGACGGCGAGACACTGAAGCTCATTGCAACCGATGGGCACTGCATGATGGTTTACTCCCTGCCATGCACAGAAAAGATCGACCTGCTTTTGCCTGCCATGCTTGTCCGGGCGTTGCTTCCGTTGCTTGATGACGAAGAAGCGGGCATCTCCATCGACCGCAGCGATAAACAGATCCTCGCCAGCGTTACGGGCGAGACGCCGGTCTTTGTTGCGGCGCCTAAGCTGGCCGGCCTTTTCCCTCAATGGAAAGCGGTTTTTCCCAAGGATGAGCGGGTGGAAATCACGGTCAACGCCAGAGACCTGCTCAGCAGTTTGGAGCGTTGCGCGCTGCTCAGCGATGAACGATCCGGATTGGTGATCCTCAATTTCAGCGAAAAGATGGTTTTGTCTTCCGCCAGTTCGCTGAATGGCGAGTCTGAAGAGACGCTGGATTATAAAGGCAATTTCAAAGGTAAATTCCGGATCGGAATCAGCGCCGAATATCTTATCGACCTGGCGAAGAAGTTAGACGGAGATATACGGATTTGCCTTCCGTCAGAAAATAGCCAACCGATTTTGTTCAAGGCCGATCCGCACGATGGAGAGTCGCTGAGTTACATCATCATGCCGATGAGGATATGACGATGTTCGATTACCAGCAACGTCCGACGACGGACGAATATCGCCAGAGTTGGGAGCGGATATACGGGCGTCCAAAAGCGGAAGACAGTCCGCAACCAACCCTCGGCGAAGACAGTAAAACCGACCCGCTTCCAACCTATTCCAACGGTTGCCCGATTCTATCAGATCGCAGCACGGAGCTATAGCATGATCCTGAAAAAAACAGTGCGCGCCACAACATCCAGATATTTCAGGTGGACCCCGGAGGCTCTTCAACGCCTCCGGGAAAATCCAAAAATAAAAAGCGGGGATCTTGCTGATCTTCTCGGATGCACAAAATGGGCGGTATACGCCAAGCGAAGTGAAATAACGCGCGCGAAGCACGGTGGACGCAAGCCCTCCACATCTCGAAAACTACAAGCCGTTTCACGCGAGGCAGACAATCGCCGAGTCAACAGGATGGTCGAGTTATCGGAGCGGATCACCTGGCTAAAACAGCAGAAAAAAGAGGCAGCTTGATGGCACTCAGGGCCGTACCGGATCACCCAAAATTCGCAAGCCTCAAAGCCAGAATCGGTCGCCCAAAGTATGTGGCGCTGGGATGTTTGGAAGCGATATGGCATTTCACAGGGCGGTTCACACCGCAGGGCAACATCGGGAAATATTCAGACCAAGCCATCGAAGCATGGGTAGAGTGGGACGGTGAACCGGGCGCGCTGATCTCAGGATTGACAGCCTCTGGCTGGCTGAACGATCACCCTGTTCACCGCATCGTTGTTCACGATTGGGCGCAACACGCTGACAAGGCGACCAAGAATTCTCTGCATCGCTCTGGATTGAAGTTCTGTGTTCCCGCTGTCCGTACAAAGAAGAAACGTGTACGTACAGAAATCCCTAGTGAGGGTACGGTATCCCGCCTACCGGAGCCAGAGCCAGTACCAGAGCCGGAGGCAAAAACAAAAGCCGCCGCGAAGGGCAAGCCTTCGCAGTTTGTTTTGCCGGAGTGGATTTCTCGCGAGGTCTGGGATGACTTCGAGGAAATGCGCCGGAAACTGCGCGCGCCGCTCACAGACCGCGCCCGGCAACTCATCGTGGCCGATCTGGTCAAGCTGGAAGCGCAAGGGCAGCAGGCCGAGGACGTTCTCAACCAGAGCGTCACGAACGGCTGGCGCGGAGTTTTTCCACTTAAAGCTAGTCAGGAGACAAGCCATGGAGCAAATCACCCTAGCCCAGCTAAGCAGCGCGTTGACGCCAACCGCCGCGGCCTTGCAGAGGCGGCTATCAAGCGCGGATGGTTCACGCCTGACGATGCTACTGGAAGCCGCGCAACGCCGATGGACGAATCAGGACATGACGGAATCGACGGAGGAGTACCTGACAGACTTCGAGCGGTTGGCCCTGAAATACTCTCTCCCGAATGTAGAACAGGCGCTGGAGGCGCTTCGGATCAAACCGGGGCAGGCGTTCTTTCCACGGCCTGATGAAGTGGCGGCGCAGATCGAAGCCGGGCAAGAGGCGCGGCGCGCGGCGGTGGAACGAAACAGCCAGGCACGGCGGCGAGCGGCGGAGATTGAAGCATTCTGGCGATGGGCGCCGGTGTGGATGGACGACACGGGAAACAGCGAAGAGGAACTTTTGAAGCGGTGGCCCGGTATGCGGGAAACGAAACCGAGGTAAGTGCAATGGCAGAGCAATCCAAGCTGGACGTGAGTAAATGGCAGGCGGCCGCGCGGCAATGGAATTACACGCCGGTCCTGCAATTCTTTGTGCGGTTTATCCAGGTGGCGCTGATCGATGCGAACTGTGACCTCGTAATCTTTCCGCAATCGCGCGGCGTGCTTCAGGCGATGCCCGCGCCCGGGGCGAAGCCAACGGCCAGGCCCACGGATGCGGCTCTGCTGGCCCGCGATTGGATTGCGCGGTCAGAGCCGGGGTCCGCATCAAAGCGGCGGTTCATGAGCTTTGTGGAGTGCTGTGACCGCTTGGGAATCGATGCCGATAAAGAGCGCATTACGCTGCTCAACGCAATCGATATGGCCGGTGACTTTGACAATGACGAGGCCTGGGCGCGCCTGGATGAGCTGAGCGCGCGCGGGCTCCAAGACGACGCGGAGCCTCTATTCGATGCTCCGCGGTGTGTGCCGGCGATGGATCAACTGGCGCTGTTTGCAATGCAGTGAGGCGGAGCTGATGGAGTATGAGCCGCATGACGATTTCAAACCGCGCCCCGGCGCCGTGGTTGCGCTGTCCATCGGGTATGGCGCAATCAACGTGGTGATAGATGATACCGAGGTTGAGTTTGTGCCTGTGCTCAACAGCGGCGAGCCGGAATGTACTGAAATCTGGAACGATTTGAGAGGTGAGAATCATGGGTGAAGTTACGAAGATTTCGTGGTGCGATAGCACATGGAACCCGCTGCGAGGATGCAGCCGGGTGAGTGAAGGTTGCCGGAACTGCTACGCCGAGAAAATGGCGGCGCGATTCTGCGGAGCAGGGCAGCCTTATGAAGGTCTGGCGACGAATTCCGCCGGCGCACATTGGACTGGCAAGGTGGAGCTTGTCGAAAAGCATCTGCTGGACCCGCTCCATGGACAGCGGACAGTAAAAATCGAGAGCAACCGAGAAGGAAACGCGATGGCTAAGGTGGCAGCGGTGAAGCAACAGTGGATGCGGTTTGGAGAGCGGATGCGGGAATGGGTGACGCTACCGGCGCGGTGGCGCGAGTACAAACAGTTCCTTGATATGCATAGCTGCTGGCAGGAAGAGCATCGCGCACTTGCGTCTCAGATGGGATACGTGGGATGCCATCACCTGGAAGCGGGGGTAAAGATCGCGCGGCGATGCATGGGAGCAGAGGCTGCGTTGAAGCGTTTGGCGGATGCTTCGGAACTGGAACTCGCCTCGGCTGGCACGACGGTACCTTTGAAAGGATGAAAGGATGACACATAAAGAACTTGTGCGGGCGGCTGTCCGATGGCTTACGGGCACTCAGCATTGTGGGGCTGTGCTGGCCGAAATATCGACCACCGCAATGGAGAATCCGGACGCGATTGGATGGCAGGCCCATAAGTCGATTGTCGTCGAGTGCAAAGCGAGTCGATCCGATTTTCTCGCGAACAAGAACAAGCCATGCGTTCGGATTAACAGGCTCGTAGGCAATGAACGGTACTTTATCTGCGAGCCGGGTGTGATCAGGGAAGCTGATATGACAGACACCGATTATGGCCTGATCCACGCGATCAACGGAGGCTGTTACGTCCGCGTTAGAGCAAAGTCTCGCGTCCTGGACTCGGGAGAGTACAGCGATGAACGCACTATGCTCGTGTCGGCGCTGCGAAGGATTCAGACTCGGGAGTTCTTGACTATAGTGCCGGAATCTTCTCTGGAAGTAGCAATCGCCGACTAGGCACCGTCGTGATCAACACTTCAATCACACAAAGCCCGGCTTCGGTCGGGCTTTTCTATGCTTGGAACCATCTGCCCATTTTCCTGATGCCTCTCGGAAATGGTCCACGCGGCTATTTTCTCTACCTAGAAATGGACGGCCATAGAAAACAAACCGTTTCTTGCGCGAAATCACGGTTTGTATGGACATTTGTAAGTAAAGGACAAAACGTGGCGCTGAAAGTTGCCGAAATCCAAAAACTTGAGCCGCGTGACCGGCGCTATACCGTGTTCGATGGTCACGGACTCGGTTTGGAGGTGATGAGGAGTGGATTGAAGGTTTGGCGCGCGCATTACAGGCTTGCTAGCACGCATAGCGTTGCCACGCTGGGCCGATTTCCCCAGATCGGCCTTACGGACGCCAGGAAACGGCATTCCGCGCTGATGGCTGGCGTTCGGGAGGGGATGAGTCCAGCCGAACAGCGCCGCGCCGAAAAACTTGCCAAAGAGCGCGGCGAAACGGTTAAAGCGTTCGGTGAGAAGTATTTGACTGGGCACGTACAGCGCCGCCGGCGGGATGTTGCGCCCATGCGCCGGTATCTGGAGCGTGACGTGTATCCGGTGATCGGCAACCGGGCAATCAGCTCGATCCACACAGACGACGTGCGTGAGCTGATCTTCAAGCGCGTTGAGGACGGCAAGCCGCAAAGCGCATTAGCTATTCGTAACTTGCTGAAAAGATTGTGGGACTATGCGCTTGTGCGGGGCGTGGCGGATAAGAATCCGCTGGCTGCGATCCCGGGGAAGTTTGTGGCGGAGATGAGTGAGCGCAATCGGGCGCTCAAGCCGGCGGAGATTGCGGCGTTTCTCAAGGCCCTCGGAACGGCTCGGATTCGGCCCGATCTGAAATCGGCTTTGTGGTTCATTCTGTTGACATTGACCCGCAAAGGCGAGGCACGGCGCGCGCGCTGGGATGAGTTCGATCTGGACAAGGCTGAGTGGGCTTTACCGAAGGCGCACAGCAAGACGGACACGCCGCTCGTAATTCCACTGAGCCAGCAGGCATTAGAGTTGCTGAGAGCACAGCGCGAACGGCATCCACATGCAAGCGTTGTGTTTCCCATGCGCCAGGCGGATCACACACCGATTGCAGCCAGCACACTCAACCGTGCGCTGAGCCGTATCCACGTGAAGATAGAACACTTTACAGTGCATGATTTGCGGCGCACCGCGGCCACCAATCTGAGTGAGCAAGAGTACAACACGGACGTGATTGAGAAGTCGCTCAACCACAAACTCAAGGGCGTGCGCGGTGTGTACAACCGCGCCCAATATGCCAAGCAACGCGCCGAGATGCTGCAAGCGTGGGCCGATTGGCTGGATGAACTGAAAGGAAAATGATGGATTGCGATATGAGGTCAACAGTCGATATGGCCGCCAAAGTTGGGAGTCGTGTGACTCTCAACAAGATCGGCTGCGCAGCTCGTGATGGTGTGATTGTCCATATTGTCAACGCGATAAAGGATGACAACAGCGTATATGTGCGCTTTGACGGAATCGAGTCAAATATACCCTGTCATCCGCACGATCTGATCTATCACCCGCATAATTAGCGCGGTTTCTGACCACACAGGTAAGACAGAGATAGAGGGCGGTTGCGTTGGCTGGATGAACTGAAAGGAAAGTGATGATACAAATCGATGACGATTACAGACCAAACCGTACAAAGCTGACAGCAAAAGAGATACGTTCGACTGGAATACTTTGCGGCGGGGCTATTACTTGTGTCTGCAACGAATTGATTCGATTACGCAATCTGGCGGAATCTATGGGGCGGCGCATGGAATCAGACGGCTACCACTCAGATGAAATCGAAGAGTACCGCGAGGAATACCCGCAAAATTAGCGCGGATCAGACGCTTCGTAGCACAACAGAGATAGAGGGCGGCTGCGTTGTGAGCTTGGCTTGCGGGCCTCGCTCTTATACAAATGCTCCCAAACGGGCCAGCCGCCACTCTTGGAGGTTTATCGGATAACCCATTGATAATAACTAGCTTGTGACTGTTCAAAAGACGGGCGTCAGTGCCGTACCGGCTCGCGGGTCCTTCCTTGGTGGGGCTCGGTTGGGGGTGACGCGCCAGCTCCGGTGTCTTCTAGCGCCAGAGTCAAAAACCGTGATTTCCGTTTCCGCCCTTATGCCGAAAGCTGAAAACCCGAAAAGCTACTCCGCGCTCACGGTTGCTGACGTTGCGGAGTTGCTTGGAGTTACAGACCGGCAAGTCCGCAACTGGATCAAAGATAAAGGTTTACCGGCAAATAGCGATCCGCGCGGCCGCACCCTCGATTGGCCGGAAACCCTCCGCTGGTATGTAGCCTTTCGGATTGCCGAAAACGGCGGAAATGGCGGAAATCGCAAGCCCTCCAATCCAGATGCGGAGCCGCTTGAAACCATGAATGCCGCCCTCGCCCGGAAAACCCGCGCCGAGGCCGATCTGAAAGAGTTGCAGCTTGCCCGTGAGCGCGGCGAGGTTGCCGCTATCTCAGATGTGGAGCGCGTCCTCGCCTCCGCCAATAAGTCCATTCAAACCTTAATCTTAGCCTTGCCGTCCAGCCTTGCGCCGCAACTCATCGGCCTCGCGGACCGCGCCAAAATCTACGCCGTGATCGACCGCGGCGTTCGGGCCACCCTTGGCAATCTGGCGTCCATTGATGCGGTTCGCCAATCGCGCGCCGCGGTTGAGGATGAGGAAGAATGAAAGGACAAAAGGCAGCCTTCAGTTCTCAGTCTGTGGATTGGCCAACCCCGCGCGCCCTCTATGCACAGCTCGATAGCGAGTTCCATTTTGACCTAGTACCACGTAACATCTTGTATTTCGCATATTGACGCCCGGCGTTTTTTGGTAAACGATAGGGCATGACACCCCGTTATCGCGTTACACTCAGCGAGGATGAGCGCGGCCGACTGGAAGAACTG